AATAGTCTTCTTTTTTCTTGGCATTTGATTAAATTGTCTTTACTCTAGAACCTGGTGATTTTGATGCTTTCTTTAAAACATCATTCCAGCCTGGTTTTGACTTTCTTAACTTATCTTTCCACTCTCCAACTTCACCAACACCTGGCATTGTGGAGGGATCAGAATAGTCCCTTGACCAATCAGGGTTATCAGAACACCACTGATCCCATTGTGTAACACTCATTACAACTTCTTTTTGTTCACCAGTTTTTGTATTTACTACAGGATAGGTTGCCATATAATTATAAAGTTATGTGTACTATTTAGACCCTACAAATAGGGAAACTTTTACTATCTGAATTTGATCTACAAAAATACCTTATAGTATATCTTGTATTTTGTCCATAAGTCGTTTGTGAATGCCAATCTCCAGATGAGTAAAGCACCATTCTATTTTTTTTACTTTGAACTTTCATCAATTCTTGAAATTTATTTCTATGTTTCCTTAGTATGCTTTTTATATTATGATGTTCTCTTCCAGAATGATATTGTTTAGTAACTTGTAAATGCCTATGAAATTCATCTGTTTTATTATAATTTTTATGATTATCCTTTAATTCGTAAAAAGATGTGCCAGAATCAACTGAATTATCATTCAAATATATAACTCCAGAAAAAACTTCATTCTCAATAAAATCATGATGAATAATGCCCTTATTCAATAATTTATCTTCGTGTGGTTCAATTTTTTGAAATTGCATGGTCACTTCAAAGTTTTCATTACATTCACCTTCCCAATACATACTAATAATTTTTTTCATAGTATAGAAAAATAAATCATAATTTATTTTATCAATAGTTAAATTAGATACACAACCTGGATATGTGTTTTCTCCTTCTCTCTGATAATCAACTTCTTTTGCTAGTTTTAAAATTTCATCTGGATTTTCATAAAAATCATCCAGTATTGTGATTGGAAAATATTTCACCACTCAAGTGCCTCCGACACGGTTGGGAATTGCTCTTTGAAAATTTCCTTGCAAGCATTTGCAATATCCATATGTTCTTTTTGTGTTCCGTGTCCAGAACGGAGATCAATATAATGTACCCAAGAACGAACACTACCAGACATATAGATACGAGTTGGTGTTGCAAGTGGTAAAACAAACCTAGCACACTCTTTTGCTATACCCTCTCTCAGTAATTCATTATATAAATCCATACCTTCATTGAAATATTGACGGATTCTCTCTTGCAAAAATTTAGTTTGCTTCTCTGGAATATCATCAATACTATTCTGACGATTTTTTGTATCTTGTCTTCTTAAATCGGGTAAAGGAATATTAACATCTAGTAAATTTGTATCAGCGTATCTCTGACTAAACTCTTGAAATGTAAAAGAACGATGTCTCAATATCTGTGCAGCAAGTCCTCTTGTAGTATTAATCTCAAGAGTCATAAACGCTTGCTCAAAAATTGACCAATGCTGATGTTTTATACAGTATCTTAATAGACCTGCATAATTTTCATTGTCCTGATTATTAGGATTACTTACACGAGCACAATATGCCATGTGCTTTTCAGCATCAGGTGATACACTTACAAGAGATACGTTCATTTAAATCCTTTAGATGTTTTTTCTTCAATTATTGCTAGTTCATTCTTAGCGGTTTTCAATTGCTCTTTAATTAATTTAAGTTTATCTTCATCATAAAGTTCTCTTTTTTTCAAAAGTCTCTCAAGTAACTTAATTAATCTTTTTGCTCTGCTAGTCTCGTTCATTCATCATCCTCAAAAATCTCATCATAACCCAAATCGTGAGGTTTTGACCTTTTTACCTCTTCATAAGTATCCATCGTCAAATATGCATCAGTATCAGATAACACTTCTGCCTTTATATTGTCTACAACCAATTCAAGTTGACGAACCAGCAATTTAAGTTTTTCTCTGTCCATTACTTTTTGAAATATTTTTGAATTATGTCTATTTGATCCTGATATTTCGCAATCATGTCTAATTCACCCTCTATCGCCTCTACAATATTTGAGTGTTCTCCAATACCAACAGGATTAGCCAAATATACCTCAACATTTGCTACATGTTTTTGAATGTCTCCTTGTGCATGAGCAAGAAGTGCTTTGATCAACTGTTCTCGCATAGTTCTTTGTATTTCTACTAATTATAACACAAAAAAAGAAGGGGTACAACCCCTTCGTTTTATTTTCCATATAGAAACTTAACTTCAGCAGTTATGATTGTGAGAAAGATGGCAGATGCTATACATATCTCTAGAGTTTCAATCATTTAATACTTGTAAGTTCTTTTTCTTGTCTTACACCACGGTAAGTTAGATCGACCTTGTTAGTCTGCTTTGCTTTGTTTCTGTCAGTGTCATATACGACACCACGGTATGTGACTTGTGCCATTTGGTTTCTCCTAAAGTAGTTGGAAATTTACACCTTTAACTCTTGCGAGTGATCCGTGTTCCCGTTCCTTCAGTCGGCTTTTGCGTCTCCCGTAAGAGATGAACGAACCCGTTCCGAGTCGGCTTACTTGCGTCTTATGGTTCAAATTTACAATCTTCTTCTACTTTAGTTTTAAAGTAGTTTATTAAATCTGACTTTGATTGTTCATCAAGATATTCATCTTGTCGAACCTCTGAAGCCAAATCCTTCCACCCTTCACATTTAATAGTCCAATGGACTGGTTCATGATTAGCGAGTAGGAGTGGTAGAAGAATGCCCATAAGATGAACGATGTGTTTATATTAACACATTCATAGTATATAGTCAAGCTCTTTTGTATTTTATGTTACAGAAAACCCTACAGGTCAAATTTTTGGCGGGATTTTTTTTGCCCTATTTTTGAAACTACTTACGCTTTTTCTTTTTGGGTGCTGTTGTATTATTGTATCCCCATAGTGCAGGTTTAATTGTGCCCTTACCATAGTCAATAATTTTTACACCCATTTTAAACTTATCATAGTACATATCAAATAATTTAACTCTAGTTCCCCTTGTTAAATCACGATGAACTGTACCATCAATTTCATATGTTACAATCCAAGCATCTGATGGTGCTTCAGTGGTCATTACTTCATCCAATGAACCATTTTCAATTAAAATTTCTGTACCATATGTCTCCTTAAGAGACTCTTTCTCTGTTGGAGTCCAATAGGTTTCTTTCTTTTCTGACTTTTCAGTTTGTGATAACTGACCTAGTGGTTTAGTCATGAACGACCTCCCCAAGTGATTTGTGGATATGCTGCTGATACAACTTCCTTAGTAATTTTATACTTGTCAGTTAACTTTTTATCTTTGACAAGATAAGTATCTCTGCCTCTAGTGGATGTAATCCTTCAAGTATATTAATAAACATTGTCTCTCTACGAAGACTACTTAAACCATTATTACCACCTTTCAAAAAGTTGTAGAACTTTCTATACTCAGCACGAATTGATGCCTTTCCTTGGTCTTGAGACCCTAATGATGCAGAACCTGACTCTTGCATCATTCCAACAGCATCATTTATCTTATCTGATAAAGAACCTGTAACACTATTATCCTCTCGTGTGTTTCCATAAGGAACTTCACCTTCTGGTAAAAGAGAAACAACAGATTCATCAAAGTTCCAAATCAATACTGCCATTATAGAATCGTGTGCGTATGTTTTCAGAACCTCAATCTTCTTTGCTTTGGTTCTTTGTTTAGATGCAGCTTCAAATACCTCATAACAAAATGGATTGTTAGGTAACTTTGGAATTGCTGTTGTTTTTGCTTTAACCACTTTTGGTTTAGTCGTCGTCATCTTCGTCGTTGTTGTCATGATTTTCAAATCGGAATGCTACTATTTCATCAGGAACTATATTACCATTTCTATCATACATCTCTGGGTGAATTTTTTCAACCTCTTGATAATTCATCATGTAATCTCTTGCAACCCATCCTCCTATTACTCCTACAATCAGAAACAATATAAACAGAAATGCTGCGAATACAATGCTTACTGCTAACATAATTCTCCTGAGATTATTTTTTTGGTTTTACATCCACATAAAAGTCGAAGTGAATGTTTATGTCCTTGTTAAAAAAAGAAATCATCTTATCTAACAACAGACGAAATGATTTAGGTCTCTTTTTTTTACCTCCTGAGAGTATCAACTCAAAACCACGATCAATGTGGTCAGTTGATTTATTTATGTCTTTATTTTGCGATTTTATTTTCTCGCAAGAATTCGATTGTGTCAACACAACCTCCTAGTTTTTTACCGTCAACCACCACTTGTGGGAAGGTTGATCCTTGACCAAATTCACTATAAAATGAATCACGGTCAAAGTCTTCATTTAAATTATACACTACATAACTCAGTTTTGTCAAGTCCATTACCTGTTTGATTTTATCACAATATGGGCAACCGTCTTTTGAATAAACTGCAAAGTTCATATGTCTTGTTAAATAATGATTTATAAATTTAATGTTTTCTTATTATATCATATATTAAGAGTTTTTTATTTATCCTCTTTTGGCCAATCAGCTACAGTTTCATCCCAACTTTTAGTGGATTCATTCCATTCATAATATTTACCATCTGTTGGATATGAAACAGGTGGGTCCCACAAATATGTTGTTGAATTTAATGTCCAACTTGGATATGGTGCATCATTATAAAAACCAGTGCCATCATAATTCATTCCAATCGCAGCAAAATTTTTTCTTATAGGAGTTCCACTATCCTCAGTGTTTGAGTTTGGTGCATAATGTTTTCCTCCTCGTGTATTATAAGATGTTTGAACCCAAGTTCCTGGTGAGTCATCAACAAAGGTATCGAAGAACTCTGCCTCTGCGACTCTGACTGCAGTTACTTTACCATAAACTATTTTTGCGTAATGTGCCATTTTTTT